TGATGCAGAACGATATGGTTGCGCTTCGTGCAGTAATGCGTCTCGGATGGGAAATTCCAAACCCGATTAACGCACTGAAGACCGATAAAACCAAGAGATGCCCGTTTGCAATTCTGAAAGCTGGCGAGTAAGGGAAGGTGATAATCCATGCAGATCACGTATGGATATTATGTAGATGAATATGGAGGAAGAACCATTCCGGAACAGGACTTCCGAAAAGCCGAAAGGCAGGCGGAAGCCTATATCCGGCATCTGACCTATGTGAAAGGAGATATTTTTTCCGTAGAAAATGACATGGTAAAGGATGCGGCCTGTGCTGCAGCAGAGGTTTATTACAAATACAATGCGCAGCAACAGTCAGGAACCCCGTTGGTGAAGTCAGAAAATAACGATGGCTACAGTGTGACCTATGTCACAGAGCAGACGGATGGAAAGACAGCGGAAGAGATGGTGAAGAAAAAGGTGTATGATGCGGTATATCCTTATCTTCTTCCTGCTGGATGGCTGTCAAGAAAGGTAGGGATGCGGTGTGATCACAAATGCGGATGTGACTGTTTATAACAGAATAAGCGGTGATTCCACGCATTACGATACCTGGAACCGAACTGTTCTGCATGGTGTCCACGTCTATGTGGACCATAAGACTGCAGTTACAGATAACGGACTGAAAAGTGCGGAAGTTTACAAAATTCGGATTCCTGCGGATATTCCGGAAGCAGGGCAGTATCTTCCGCCGGATCAGTTCGCCTGCTGTGGCGGTTATGGATACTGGACCATCCAGAACGATGATCAGATTGTCCTGGGAGAGTGCCAGATTGAGATTGAAAGGCCGGCAGATCTGAAGGCCGTGTTCCAGAAGCACTGCAAGGTAACAAGCTGGTCGGATAACCGGTTCGGTACAACTCCACACTGGCGGATTGGAGGCGAATAGGATGGCAGGAAAGAAAGACTTCCGGATCACAACGCCTAGAGGCAGTGTGTTTACCGTGACTGGTAAGGATGGCTCGGTAACAGCAAAGCTTGAATGGGCTCCGGGATTTGCACAGAAAAAAGCGGAGGGATTTTCAAGGGCGCAGGCATTCGTGGATTCGGAGTGTCTGCGTTATATGAATCCATTGACACCGAGAAGAACCGGAATGCTGATCAAGTCCGGGACGCTTGGCACGGTGATTGGTTCCGGATCCATCGAATACCTTGCCCCATATGCCCGCCGACAGTATTACGAGCATAAAACCAAGGCGAGATGGTTTGAGACAATGAAGGCAAGCCACAAAGATGCCATCAGGGAAGGAGCTGAGAAACTTGCCGGACAGTAAAAGAAAAACGATTATTGAGAGCATCCGGGAATATGTGAGGATGTATCCGGATATCGATAACCGGAAGATCAATATTGATCGTTTAGGTAATGGAATGGAATATTCCATTGATCCGATTGGAGCAGATCCCATTTACAAGAGATATGTGGACGGGAGCTGTCTGAAGCAGTTCCAGTTCGCTCTGACAAGTAAGGAAGCCTATGATGGGGATGCCAGAACCGGTATTGCCAACAGTGGTTTTTATCAGAACTTTGAAGAGTGGACAGAACAGAATAATCTGAATGATATTGTTCCAGAGCTGGAAGGGCACGATGCTATTCGAGTGGAAGTGCTGCAGTCCGGCTATTTGTTTAGTACAGAGGTCGATCTGGGACGGTATCAGATGATATGCAGATTGATTTATAAGTAAGGAGTGTGAAAAAATGGCAAGTGAAAAAATGTTAGTTGGCAGACATAAGAGAGTGGCTTTTATGGATGCTAACGGATCAGGAGAAACATTTACCAGAATGACGGGATTTACATCGCTGTCGGATGGAAAGAATTCGACAGAGTACAGCCGGCAGTATGTGGATGAAGCATCTGAAAGATCGGACGTAGTTGGTTACGCACCGGCTATCGATTACGAATTTGACCGGTATACCAATGATCCGGTACATGAAAAGATTGCAGCAATTACCGATGATGAGATTCTCGGAACAGAAGCACAGGTTGATATTGTGGTGGTAGATTTGTTTGAGCAGAAGACATCGGAAACAACTTGTACCGCACGAAAGAGAACATGGAGTGTAATTCCAGATACAGAAGGGGACGGTACGGATGCCCTGATCTACAAAGGCAGCTTTAAAGCGGCCGGAGAAATCACAAAGGGTACTGCAACCACCACAGACGGATGGAGGACCTGTACATTCACTGCTGGCGGAGAATAAAGAAGAAATGGGAGAGTGAGCCTATGAGCCTTTGGAAATTTGGAGATTTTGAAGCGGACGTGGATTTCACGGATGCGGATTTTTTAGATGTGTTAGAGGAAGCAAAAGCAGAAATGTTTGAAGCAGGGAAAAAGGTTCCCATAACCGGAAAGCAGAGTGATATCATCCGTGCGCAGTGCACGTGTTTTTATGTGTTCTTCGATACCCTTTTTGGCGATGGAGCCGGGGAGCGTATCCTTTGCGGAAAGAACAGCATCAAGCTGTGCACTGAAGCGGCAGAATCACTGTTAGACTTTGAAACAGCAGAAGCAAAGAAACTGGACGATAAATATGATAAGTATGTACCAAATCAAAATACAACGCAGCAGTTCCCGCATCCGCAGTCACAGCCAAATGGAAACCGTCAGCAGAGAAGAAACTACCAGAAACAGTATGGTAAGGGAAAATATTCCAATACCGGAAGGTAGCAGAGCATGAATATTTTATATGAGCAGTTTCCGGAAGAAGTCAAAGTGAACGGGGAGTACTACCCGATCGTGACAGATTTCCGCGAATGGATCCGTTTTACGGAGCTGGTTGAAGACGACTCGGTTCCGTGGCAGATCAAATGTGGACTTCTGTTGCAGTGGTATCTGGATCAGGTTCCGGAAGATATTGAAGCTGCAATTTATGCACTCGGAGATTTCCTGATGTGCAAAAGGATGTACCAGGATGATCTGGAAGATGAAGAGGAAGAGCAGCAGAAAAATGGGAAGCCGGTATTTTCTTTTTCGGAAGATGCCGGCTGTATTTATGCAGCGTTCCGGGAGGCATATGGAATCGACCTGCAGCAGATCGATTATATGCACTGGTGGGAGTTCCGGAGCTTGTTTGACTGGTTGCCGGATGGTACAGAGATTAAACAACGGATTATGTATCGTTCGATTGATCCTGGAACAATCCGGGACAAGGACGAACGTAAACGGATCAAGAAGATCCAGAGAGCTGTTGCACTGAAAAAGAAACAGCGAAAGCTTGATGATTATGAGATTGGAGATATGTTCTCATGATGGAAATTAAAATACCGACACGGCGTGAGTGGTATCCGTGTCCGTACTGCGGGCAGCATCTGCTTGTTTACACAGATACTGCAGTGTGCAGCGGACTGTATGTGAAATGCCGCAAATGCCGACGGGAGGTGGAGATAAAAATTAAGAATTAAGCACTTGTGAGCCCCTGAGCCGTGCTATCAGAAAGGATGATAGTATGGCAGATGGATATTTGAATTTTGATACCAAAATCAATGAGAGTGGGTTCAACAAGGGCATTTCAAATCTGAGTAAGATTGCGACTACCGGATTAGGCGTTGCCGTAGGAAATGCGATCACCAAGGTTGTCGATAAAGTTGGATCAATCGGAACTGCAGCCGTCAAGGTTGGAATGAACTTTGAGGCGGAGATGTCGAAGGTTGCCAGTATTTCAGGAGCAACCGGAGATGAGTTCCAAAAGCTGATCGATAAGGCAAAGGAGATGGGATCGAAAACCAAGTTTTCAGCCACAGAAAGCGCGCAGGCTATGGAATACATGGCTATGGCAGGCTGGAAGACGCAGGACATGGTAGATGGTCTAAAAGGGATCATGGACCTTGCCGCTGCATCTGGCGAAGACCTTGCATCGACATCCGACATCGTAACGGATGCTCTGACAGCTTTTGGACTGAAAGCTTCTGATTCTACTCATTTTTCGG